AGGGAAATTATGCGCATATGTGTAGTACGGACGCAAGCGCCATAAAAAAAAGGCCTCCAATCGGAAGCCAAGTCTTTGATTGTCCTAATTTCTTTTCTCAGGACATTGTAACAATTAACCTTATGTAAAGTTCCCGTTTTCCCCCGCAGCTATTTAGCGCCTTCCGCCGAACGAGGCTTTGCCGTCACCCGAGACTTCAATAAAAGCTCAATTTGCTTGTAATACGACGGAGCAAGTTGAAAGGTCGTTGCCTGGAACCCTCGACGCACGAAGTTGCTGTTAGCGAGCAACTGGTCTTTCTTCATTTCCTTTGCAGTCAGCGCAGGATCAAACCTTTTCTTCCGCGCAAGCTCCGTGTACGCCAACTGTTTTCCATACCCATACCCTAAGCACGGTGAATTCCTAGCCGAAGCTCGGCTAACCGGCGCTTTTGTAACCACATACTCCGCAAAAATTCCCTGCCTCGCTGCGCTATGCGAACGCGGACAGTAGAAAAGCACCGCGTCCCCCACCTGAGCGTTTTGAGGCAAACACCACCAGCTCTCATCAGGAGAGTTCTTTATTAACTCTGCAGTCGTCGTAATTCCGAGCCAATAATTCAATTCCGCCTCCCTGCGTCCTACTTTGCCACATAGGTTAAGAAGTCGATTGCACTCTTTTTATCGTTGAATTCTGCGTCGATCTTGTCCCCATTGGTGTATCGAACAATTAATTCATACTTTCTAAACACCCCATCCTTCATCAATTCTTCACTGTAGTTTTTGACAAACGCTATCGCCTCAGGTGCAGACCCAAACGCCATTTCACCGCCGTGAAGCGGTATCGCAATGATCTTTTCTATCCGCCTGTCCAGCACCTTCTGCAGGCCCTCGAAAAATTTCTTAAGCAGTCCTTGGTTACTCTTTACGAGATTTGCTCTTAACTTGGCCTTTGTCCCCGCATTAAGATTCTCAATTTCCTTAATCGTCTTCGCAAACTCCGCGTCCGGCGTATCCTCGTCGAACTCGGCATCAATTCCCACGGAACCGAAACCTTCCACAATGCTCTGATAGGGGAAAAGGACAACCTCAAACCCGGAGGACCGAATTTGCGTCAATGAACCGTCCGTGAATACCCCGGCCAAGACGACGCCCAAAAATGGTTTGTCCCAGGAATACTTCTCAGCTATGGGAAGAATAGCCCCTTGGATTTCTTGCGCCTTGTTTCTTGAGTGCTTCGTGTACCGCCGCCATGCTGCCTCTATGAAAGCCAGAGGACGCCCAAGCTTATCCTTTGTCCCACCTTGCTCAATGACAAAATCGAGATCGTGACCATTACCGTATTTGTCTTCCCATGTGACTTTTCGGCCTTCACGTGCACGGCCTCTCTCACCTTTCTTATCTAAATACAGCCCCCGGTCATCGCAGAATTTTTGAAGCTCTGGTCCCAGGATAGACTCCAACAGATCGCCGACAAGTTGACCAAATTTATGTGACGGAGAGAGCGCCATTATTGTTTCAACCTTTTACCCATAGTCGTCCTTCGTGCAACGGCACGCGATGCTTGCGATTTTTCCATTTCATGTTCCGATCCCGCAGTTTTTCAAAGGAGAAGGACTTGAAGCCCGCTGCTAGAGCAAGCTCCCCTAGCCACTGATCGACAGGCACATACACGCCATAGGGCGCCGAGTCACCAACCACAAAACAAACGTCCGCACCTTCCTTGCAAAGTCGCCTGAGGCTTGTCCAAACATCCCCTAGGTCTGCAAAATACGCCGCCACCATAGTATGGTACGTTTTCTTCCCGCCTTTTTCTAAGCGCACGGTCGCCAGCTTTTCGCACACATCCCGAAGCGCGGGAAGTATCGGCGCTATTGACCTTTGAGCGAATAGCTCATCCAAAGTGAGTTTGTCTGCAGCAGAATGTTGCGAACAAGATCGAACTATGAAACGTCTTACCGCTTGATGTAAATCACCCCAACTTTCAATTTCTCGCCAAAACGTCATTTCGAGCCGGGTAGCGTCCGCGTAATCGTAGTTATTCGGGTAGGGCGGCGATGTTATGACCAAATCGAATTTCTGGCCCAAGTCAAGTTCCGGTGATCGAGCGTCCGTAAGCAGAACTTTCGCACCTGGCTTGTAACCTGCGCTTTGCACATTGCGCATATCTTCTGCCATCCTCGCAACCACGTCCCGAAAAGCCAAAAATGGATCAATAGTTCCGGCTTTTCTCTTATTCGGCAAGATATATTGCCATTGAGCGGTGCCCACATAACTACATGGCCGTAGGATTGCAGTAATTGCCAACCATACAAGCTCCCAGGAAGGATCATTCGGCGTGAAGCTACGAAGATACTCAGTTCGAAGTGCATCGAGTTTCGTTAAAGCTTCAGGCGTATAGCAAGCCAAAAGCAATTTTGGGGGCACAGCACTTTCGGGCTGTTCCTTTGCAATCGGCGCTCGCTTCAATACCAATTCTGCGCATCGCAAGAATTCGTCCGGGTCATGGTGCCAAAGCAGTTTCGCCCGCGCGATTCGATACACAAACGGGTGACTTTCAAAACCTGTAGAGCTAACGCCTACACTATCTGCCGCGACCAACGTCGTCGCTGAGCCTGCGAACGGGTCAAGCACATGCACCGGCTCACGCTGAATTCGTTCGGTTATCTGCTGCGCTACCCATTGCGCGGAAAAGCCCGCAGAGTAACGAAACCAACGGTGAACCGGCAGCCGCATGTTGTCCACGAAGGAGCCTGAACGTGCTTTATGCCGACCTACTGTCTTACCCTTGGCGTGTTCCACCACTGGCAATTCAAACATTTCGTTTTGCAGAGTTAGATGCATATAGCCGCTCAGGTATAGGAAATGGAATTGTAGCCTAGGTCACTCAAGCGCCGGATTCATTTTCAAGCGGACGGCTCCCGCCCTAATTAGGCCTCTCCAAACCTAGCTCTTGCAGTCCCCGCAGCAGCGCAGACAGCAAAGGAACTCGGTCAGCACTTCCCGCCGATCTATCCCACTAGCCAGCAGGGATTCCGTATATTCAAGGATAGGGGAGGCACGATCCACACCGCCCCAATGACAGGACCGTGTCTGCCGAAAATGCCACGCCAACGCCCGCAGCTTTTCCCGGTGTAGCTCCTGCAGATGCAGTCCCGGCGCACCGTCCGCCACAACCGGACGCTTTAACTTGGTAATGTTACTCATACCGGACAGAGCTCACGGCCCCACCAGCAGAACTTTTGCCCGAAGAATTCACACACTCCAAATTCTATAAGTTCATTCCAGGCATTCCGAACCTCTAGCCAGTACCATTGCCCGCACAATCGCCCGAATCGTTCCCCGTACACATCCCTTATTCGCCCATAGTACAAATAGCGATCCGTACAGGCTTTAATGGACGATAGAAGCGCCTTGCGACACTTCCCGAACGAGAACCCTAGCCGCGACTGCGAGAGCCGCACCAGCGCATCCTGGCCCCCGCAATACTGAGTAACGATGTACCGGGACAGACGCCGCCGCGAACTCTCACCATTGCTCACCCGCGCGACCCACACCGACCACGCGCCGTGAATCGCTTCCCACTGATCCTTTAGCCAGGCATACGGGACATAGAATTGACCCTTCGACGCTTCCAGCGCCCACAGCATATGCAGCACGCCGTTACCCTCTGCGGTTTCGATGCACACATACTCAAATGGCTGATAGCCCCATTTCCGAGAAATGCGCTTCCGCAATTCTGCAAAATCCAGCCGCAGCTTTTTATGCGCCCGTTCCCGTTCGATTTCGCCCACCGGAACCCCGGAAGTCAGAGTAACCCACAGCACTTCGTAGCCGTGACTTTGCCAATAACGCAGCCGGTCAAGACAGGTTCGGCGAACCCGCTTTTGCTGGCGTGACCATGTCCCGCCGACCAACGACGCCCCCGACGTAGCATTTATGTCCTTAATATCAAGACAAGGAAGCACGCCCGCCGCTGCGCGGCTGGGCGTGCCCCCGAAGGCAGATATTTGGAGCATGAACGACCCCCCTAAACCCGACAATCGGCAAGTAATTGCCGGTACTCCGAACGACGGCGGCACGGACACATGAGCCGAGCCAGAATTTAGACGACCATTGCGTCTATAGGAAAAGACATCGAAGAACGATTAAACGCCCCGAGACTGTCAAGCCGTTTCCAATGCTTGATTCGTTCACGCTCAGGGAGCCGTTGCAGCACCACCGCTAGGCGATGCTTAGGTTTTGGCTTAGGTTTGACGAGGGGAGGGAACCAACGCGCCAGAAGCGGCACTTTTGGCACGATATACCTCCCGACCAAGTGCCACGGAGAAAGATACGAAAAAAGACCGTGCGCGTAGCGAGACGAGAAAACTTGTTCCGTATCGTACGCCTTGAATAAATCCGTACCGCGATAAAACCAGCGATCCACGATCAAGGCATTAGAAAGGACCACCGAGCCCGCCGCGTAAGCAACAACGCCCAAATGCACACGCCCTATGCGCCCATCCCAGGCCCCGAGCGTGAGAACGCGCCCGATGATCCCGAAGAACGGCACGCGCACTTTATCCAGCCGCTTGCAAGTAACGAGATATTCCAGCAGCGCATCCCGCACCTGCTTATCCAGCATGGATTGATTTTGGACGATGAAAATAACGTCCCACCGTTTTTTACGCGAGTGAATCAAGAAATCAATCAAGCCCTGCCGCCCCTTGTCGCCCCAATCGCGTGAATTGAGCCAGCTTCCCAACTCGTCAAGCACCAGGAGGCCATAACGCGATTCGTCCACGCTGTCACACCCGAGCCCGATTGCCTCCAAATCCGCAGCCGTGGGTTTATCCGGCACGCGCACCGCATCCACTTTGCGCACCTTTGGCCCGAGCATGTGCTCTAGGTTTAGATCGAGATTCGTTGCCACGCGCCGCCCTTCCTGCAGGTACTTTCTAATGCGCGACACCGCAAGCAGCGTCTTTCCGTTCCCAAGTTTTCCGGTTATGACGTAGATCGACACGCCAACGCCCTCAGGTTATGTACGCGATCAGCTTTAAGTTTTCGACGTTCCAGGCATAGATAGCCGCCGCAATATCTGCAGCGACAATCGCAGACACGCAAGCGGGCAGGGTAGAGGGCATGAAGTACCAGAAGCCGAATATCACCATGTCCGGCATAGGAGCCACCGCCAGGACGATATTTATAGCCGCCGTGATAACCGCCATGAGCCCTACAGTCAGCGTGCCGAACACCGCGACAGCCGCCACACCGAGCGCCGTTTTTTTCGTCATCCAGGTAGCGAAGAAGCCCGCCAGCGAGCCGAACAGCCCCGCGAATAGCCCAGGAATAGCGCCCATGCTTTACCCCTTCCGAATTAGAGCGTTGATGCCGATGCCGAACAGCACAAACCCTGTCACGATCGACACGAACCAATTAAGCACGGCTTGAATATCCGCCCGCTTTTCGCACATCGGAACGACCAACGTCCCGCGCCCGCCAGGAATAGCGAAGGAAGGATTTGAGCAGCCCGCCGTGGGCCAGGTAATCGAGAGCCCTAGCCCTAATTCTGTTCGCTGCGTTGATGTGCCTAGCTGCGTTTCCCGCGCCGCTGCAGCCGTGTTCAATGCGCTTTGCTGCGCAGTTAAATCCTTCTGCCCTTGAGTCACCCCCGAAGGATCAAGCCAATTCTTGATTGCCGTAACCAGCCCTTCAAGCGTCCCGAGATTCACGCCCGAACCCGTACCCGATCCCGAACCTGACCCCGAGCCCGCAGCTTGAGCAGCTTTCAACCCCGCAGCCAAGCCGCCCGAATACGCAGCATTAAGAGCCGCCGCCAGGTCAAAGCCGGGGTTTACCGTCCCGTTCCCGCTAGGAGAGCCAGAAGCACCACCGCCGCCACCAGTATTAGGAGTTCCACTTATCGCACCTCCATAAGTACCTGTACCGGTAGCAGCTGCCAGGTCACCGCTTACCGTCCACGCACCGCTAGGCGTGAGCGTTGCCGTAGCGACAGGAACCCCGGCATTTGTATAGGTGATCGTGGTCAAGTTTGTTGCACTGTTATAGGTCACCGTCATAGGCTGACCATTTGGCCCCGTAGCAGTTACCGCAGCACCCGACACCGGCGCACCTGGCGCAGTAGAGGGAGCAGTACCCGCAGCCGCACCCGATACCGTACCGCCGCCGAAATTGCCCGCGGAAATTGCCGCAGTACCAACAGCCGCACCTGGCACGGCATTAAGCGCAGCCGGATCCATCGGCAATAGACTTGGAATTGTGCTGCCGATGGAATAGACCGCGTTATTTTCGGAGTACGCCGACGCCATCAACCAACTGCCGTTATCCTGCATGATGAAAATATCGTAAGTCCCACCTGGCCCCGTTGTTCCCGTTGTTGTGTAGACAGGCATCGTGCCTAGCCCCGCCGCCTGTTTCGCCGCCGTGTACGGCGCCCATGTACCCGCACAGGACGACTCCGAACCGCCGCCGGATAGACAGGCACTATTCGCCGCCTTCGCCGCCGTGTATTGAGTTTGCACAGATGCAATTGCAGCTTCCTCCGCAGCAATTCCCCCCGCGACCGCCGCCGCAGTTTGAGCCTGCGCAAGACTTTTCCCCGATGTCAAATACGCATCAAGAGCAGCCTCCGCAGCTACGCCGGCCGCTTGCTGCGCACTTGAGCCCATGCCAGAAGCCATCGCCGCAGCAACAGCAGCCGCATTAGCCTCGAGTTTTTGCGCAGCCGTAGCGCCAGTCCCGCTACATGCGCCGCCATCAACGGGCCAGCTTGCCGCCTGACCTGGCCCCGCCATCGCGTAGACCGTGAAACCATCCGACCAGCAGGAGCACCCCGATTGATACGAAGCGCAGTAAGCCGCATTAGAGGAAACCCACGACGTGCAATTGTCGTAACCGCTACCGCACGCCCACGACGCCACCGGAACCAGAGCAGAGAGCAACCAGAGGAACGCAAACAGCAGCCGCTTTTTCATTTGCCCCACCCCTAGAAACATAAATCGGCAAGTATTCTTTTTCGCCCGAATCACCACTGGCACGGACTGCGATCAGAGCCGCTCCGATAAGCAGACCGCTTGCCTTTAGCAAAAAGAGGGGAGAGGACAAGAGCCTCCCCCCTTGTCACCTGGCCGAAGCCTAGCGACCGGCAGAACGTGAAATGACTTTTTTCACGATGCCGAACAGCACCAGGCCGCCCACGATCACCAGGAACAACGTCCAGCCGTAGCCGACAATCGTCCCGAAATCGGTTGCTGCCGTGGTAAACACGGTTTCGACGCCAGCCGGAACTGCAGCCATTGCCGGAACCGCGACCAGCCCGACCGCGCTAGCCCCCACCGCTTTGAGCAATTTGCCCATGACACACCCCCACAAAAACGGCCTGTTTCTCAACAGTCCACAACCGACGCATGAAACCGCACGCGCCCACGGTAAAACCCCTCACGACCCCATCCCCGCAGCCGCCTCAAGCACACGCCGCACCGCCCGAAACATCACGCCCGAAACGTAGCCCGTACCAAACGCCGCCAGATACAGACCCGCAATCACAGTGAAATCCGCCGCAGTCATTACCGTTGCTGGCCCACAGCCAGCCCGCCGACATACACCAACACCAGGAGCCCAATCATTACCGCCGCCATCAAGTCAGATAGCTTGAGCCCCAACACCCCCACAGGATCACTTTCCGACGCCGTAGCAGCTGCACAGGTCAGCCAATCCGACGAAAGCACATCCGATCCGGTACACCAGGCCATTTTTAGCCAGATTGAGCCGTTTGCCTGGGCGCACGTTTGCAGGTTTTGACGCAGATTCACATGGCCCGCAGATGATGTGCAGACCACATAAGGATTTCCGGTTTGAGTATTCAGAAGCGCCAGCGCATCGCTGTAGGTGTCCCGATCCCCGACGACCGCGCCCGCCCGTGCCACTTCCCACAACTGCGCCGACGCAGCCGCAAGGACGCAGCCAGACGCACAGAACAAGACCACGCCGACGAAAAGCGCCCGATTACGCACCAGGAGCCCCCCAATACCGCCGCGCCTCACACACCCCGCAGGGAGCCACGCCACCGGCACAGGAACGGGAAGGCCGCTCAAGCACCAATTCAGCCGCCTCCCTCTGCAGCGCCAACTCGACTAGACGCCGATAAAGGTCTATTTCGTCCATGGACGAAAACGCCACAGAGGGAGCAGCGCCCACGATTACGCCGCTTTCGGCGGAACCGGCCCCATTGGCCGAGCGGTCAGGGGAACAAGAGCCTTGACACGCGCCACCAGCTTTTTATCGAAGGATACGGCCCACTCCATGACCAGGGCATAGAAGCCGGGAGGACACGCCGCGTGATCTTTGGGCAACGGGAACGAGCAGATTTCTTCCAGCTGGCCATCCGTATGCAGGACGCCGGTAACCAGCTCCATTTCACCCGCTTTGCGGTTTTTCTTTTCGTCCTCTTTCCAGGAAACAGGGCGTTGATTGATTACCTGGAATTTCTGATTATTATTAGACACGGCATTTTCCCCTCAAGGATGCTGGCCACATGGCCAGTGAGGGTAATTATGCGCATATGTGTA